GAGCAATGCCACGTTGGCCGACAGCGCCGCGTCCGGGATGGCAGTGAGTGTGTTGGTCGCGCCGGAGATGGATTTGTTGGTGAGAGTCTGGGTGTCGGTGGTGCCGACGACGGCTCCATCCGGGGCGGCGACTGCCGTCATCGCCGAGGTGCCGTTGCCTCTAACAAGCCCAGTAAGAGTACCAGCACCAGTTCCACCTCGCGCGACAACTACCGTTCCAGAGGTAATAGCGTTACCGTTAAGAGTAATCTTTGCACTAGCAAAATTCACGACTGGCGTATTAAGAACATTTCCCGTAGTTCCGTCTATTGTTACAGCTTCAGTCGCCGAAAAGACAGAAGATATACCAAGAAGCATTAAAATAAGTATAAGATATATTTTTTTCATAAAATTAAGGAGTCAACGTCCAAGATAAAATTCCTACATTAGAAATAGTTGGAACCCATCTTGATCCGTCTGGTGATTTAATTGCAAACCCGCTAACATCCCCGGTAAATTTGACTATTCCTGAAGAAAATTGGATAGGTAAATCATTCCCCTCTCCATCGGTTAAATTACGCAAAGTTCCGTCTACCCCGCTATTTCCAATATTACTTACCTGAATAAGACGTTTGTAGGTTTCCGATGGACTGTAGGTAGTAAGAGCTGGCATACAAAAAAAATTACACTAAAAAATACCAAATTGAATTACTTTGAAATATAAAGCAGCAACAAAACCAATCGCTATAGTTACTAACAACCCTATAAAACCAGCTATAGTTAATCTATTTTTAGCAATAATTGTTTTTTGAGTTTCGATAGTTAAATTTTGTTTGTTTATTTCTTTAATCATTTTATTTTGAATTTCATGATTTTTATCTTTTTGATTGTCTACCTCTTTAGAAAACTCAAGAAAAGCCTTGTCGTCAGCTTTAATTTGCTCGGTAAGATTTAAATTTTCCTTTAATAAATTAATATATTCTGGAGTATTATAAACCATTACTTTTTGATTTAAGAATCTTTCTGGTAGAATTACAACCTTTTCAGCGGAAAATGCTGAAAAATTATAAGAAAAAACAGCTAAAAATAATAAAATTATAAAATTGTTTTTAGTTATTGTCATAAATTGGAGTGATCCTAATTGGTTTTTCTGGCGGCGGAACTAATTTTAGTAAATTCGCCGAATACATATCGCTTAAGTCATATCGACCAAATCTCAAACTTTCGTCTAGTGCGTAAACTGTTCTACTCATAGTTTCGGATGTTTTTTCAACGTATTCTATGCGAGCAGCACAACTGGAAAACAACAAACATAAAAATAAAATAAATAAGATTTTCACGCTTTTTGTTACACTAATAAAAGATAAAAAGAATATAATAAAAAAAATAAGTGTAATGCAACACGCATACACTTTTTTTATTGAAAGCAAGGAAAAAATAATAAGATAAGTGTAGAAAAAAATTATATCATTATGCTTTATTACTGTATTCATTGTGGCTTTCCAAATACTGGTTCGACCAAACCGGAAAAATGCTCAAGCTGTAAAAGCAACATGAGCTTATCGTCATCCTTAAATAAAAAGATCATTCCAGTAGTCGCTAAAAAAACTTACGAAGATGACGAAGAATTACTAGAAAGATTATTAGCTAAGTCAAGATTGAACAAACAAAAAGAAAAATACGTCGAAGAATCACCATCGGATAAAAAAAGAGTATTAAAAAGACCCTTAAAGTTTTCCCAAGGAGAAGATTATTCCAATAACGATGATGATGACGACGATGATATTGAATTACCAGATATTACCGAATTAAAATTTCAAATATCTAATTCAGATTCGCCAAATAAACGAGGGATGACATTAGGACAAGCTATCGACAACCCAATTGAAAGAAAAAATACTAATCATTCAGTTCCTACGACAAAATTAAGCAAAGCGGCAGCAAAAAGAAAGCTAGGCGCAATTCTAGATAAAGCCGGACGACAAAAAGCAAAAAGAGGCGAATAATTGATTAACACAGCAAATATAAAACTTTTAGGCAACCCTAAAAACAACAAAGAGTTTTCTTTTGAAGAGTGTTACGACGCTATAGACAAAGAAATAAAAAAAAGAAAACCAAGGTGGTTACTTAATCGACTTATGGATTACGAAGATGTATCCCAAGTAATTAGAAATCATATTTTTATTAAATGGGACCAATGGGATCAATCTAGAACATTGTTACCTTGGATAAACCGCGTAATCACCCACCAAACAAAAAATATAGTTAGAAATATTTATAGTTGTTATAGTAAACCTTGTTCTAAGTGCGAAGCTAACGAAGAAAGATACGGAGGCGGGGAAGGATTATGCCGGATATATAAAACCCAATGCGCGGATTGTCCATTATACGCTAAGTGGGAAAAAAGCAAAAAGAACGCACAAAATATAAACTTAGCAGAGTCATATGATGGCCAAGAGAATTATATTAAAACAATTGAAGATGATTCGTATAAGGCAGATAATTTATATAAGAATTTAGATCTAATACATATTAGTATTATGGCTAAGTTAACCCCGGCGCAAAAGAAAGTTTATAAATATTTATATATAGATCATAAAGACAAGCTAGAAACCGCAAAGTTAATGGGCTACAGAACAAAAGAAGCTAGTAGAGACCCCGGATACAAAGCTATTGAGAAGTTCAAGAAAATATTTGTTATTCAAGCTAAGAAAGTATTAGAAGAAAGCGACTTTTCAAATATATAAGCAACAGATTATTAAAAAAGCAATGAAAAACAACGTGAGTCAATCTATATCGGATGTAATTAAAAATATCCCAGCGGACAAAGTAGAATTAGTAACTCTGAGCGATAAGCAAAAAGCAGACGTTTTAAAACATTATAAAGAAAATTATGAAAACCCGCCCTCTCTCAAAGATTTAATTGATATTGCGTGGCCAGATATGAATTTTGATGGGAGAGATAAGCCCGGCATGGCTGTTAGAAAATTTTTAAAAACATTAGGAATTAAACCAAAAACAAATGCTCATATTCCTGTTGGCAAATACGATCTTAGTATGGCTGAGCAAGAATTCATTCAAAATAATGCCGCAAGCGGAATGAAAATAATGGAAATGGCAAAAACCTTATTTAATCCGAAAATTACTTCACTTTCCAAAGAGGTTCGAGCTATGCGAGAATTTGTTACGAAAAACCAAATTCCATTTTTGGAAGAAGAGGCAGAGCAAACAACCGAAGACCGATTTGATCCTCCTAAATCTTACGCTCCATGTTTAAGATTAGTAAATAAATATACTCACGATATTATTAATTCTATAGCTCCGTCCGAAAGAGAAAAGCAGGGAATTAACGCTTTAGTCAGATTCTTACATACGCCGAGATTTGTCCAGATGATAAACAATTATACAAATAAGGACAGTAGAGAGTTATTTTTATCTGAATTCATAAGAGCCTGTTATAATAAATCAGATTTAACCTCTGATGAAATTAACTTATATTTAAACCTTTGTTCTGATATTGTTTTGGCTTCTGGTATTCAAAAACAAATTGAAGTATTAAGTAATAGACTTAACGATATTGCCGAAGACCCAGAGGGAAAAATTACCCTACCATTAGCACAGGCTATTACAGCTAAAACTAACGAATTTGATAAGTGTTTGACCCGGCAAAAACAATTAATCGGAGATTTAAATGGAAATAGAGCAAAAAGATTAGAAAAACAACAATCTGCTGGACAAAATTTATTCTCCTTAGTCGCCTTTTGGCAAGAAAAGAAAGGCAGAGAAAAGTTTTTAAAGTTAGCCAAAATGAAACAAGAAGCCTTAGCTGGCGTTGTCCGCGATCTTGAGAATATGGATAGTATTAAAGCGGAAATTTGGGGCAGCTTGTAATAAGTCGTTGATAATCAGATGGATAAGAAGTTAAATAAATTTCAACAAGATCATCCAAGGTACGATCTATATACTAAGGAAATACTCGCGTATAAGGGGAAAGATTTTTATTTGTTGAATTGCTATTCTAACAAAACCAACTTATCTAAGCATTTCAAAGATATAGACAACGAAGAAAGAATAGAGATTACCAAAAAGATAATCACAAACAGAGTTGAACAGAAAAATATAAAATATATTCCATGTCAAGTAGAGCTAAAAACTTTAATAGCTCCCGCTATCACATCGTTAGAAAAAGTAGGCATAAATTACTCGGACGTTTATAAAGATTTAAATTTAATTAGTAAATATAAATATGGTAAAATAGAACCATTTTTCGAAAAAAGGGTAATCTCAAGCTTAATTCAAGATAGTCGCGAACAAAAAGGACTTGTTTTCAATAAGATAAAATCAATTGTAGGCACACTTAGTTTCGGCGATTATTCATTGTCTACGGATTTAGAAAACACCCTAGCGATAGAGAGGAAAAGTTTATCTGATTTCGTAGGAACTTTAAGCGGAAAAAGCTACGAAAGGTTTGAGAGAGAAATAATTAGAGCTAAAGAAAAAAATAGCAACTTGTTAATGGTCGTAGAAAAAAGCTTTAGCGAAAGCTTTTCTTTTAATTACCAATATGAACTAAGATACTCAAAAGCAACTCCCGAATATATTTTTTCTAACCTAAGAAAATTAATTCAAAAATATCCCAATTTCCAAGTTGCTTTTGCTAAGGATAGAGAAGAGTCAGCTAAACTAACAGAGTTCGCTTTGTCCGTAGGAAAATCGCTATTTGATTATGATATTGAATATCTCCTAAATAAGAAATTAATTAATATATGATTCATTATAACCCTATATCAAAAGAGCAAAAAGAGCTTTATACCCTTAGTAGATTTGAAGTACTAGAAGGCTTATTATCTCAACAAGAATCCTTTGTCACTCTTGCTGATTTTTTACGCCATAACTTAGGTGTCACTACCGAGTTATTGTTAGGAATAAAAATTTTCCCATATCAAGAGTTTATTTTGCAAAATTGGTTTGAAAATAATTTTAATATAAACGTCGTCTCTAGAGGCGGAGCAAAAAGTTGGATGGTAGCTTTATTCGCACTATTATATCCAATTTTCTACCCTAATACTAGGATTGTTTTTGCTTCGGCGGTCTTCCGGTCTGCTCGTAGGATTATGGAACAAATGGAACAGTTTCTTCAAATGAAGGGAGCTTCAATGTTACGAGATTGCTATCCCGATGGTATTCGTAGAGCAACAGACCAATGGCAAATGAAAGCTAATGGCGGAATTGTTATCGCCGTTCCTTTAAATAATAAAATTCGCGGAATTAGAGCTGACATATTGGTGGTAGACGAATTCTTATTAGTTCCAGAGAATATTTACAAAGATGTTTTGATGCCTTTCTTAACAGCTAAAAACAACATTCAAGAGCAGTTGTCAATTATAGAAAAAGAAGAAGAGTTAATTAGATTAGGTAAATTAACAGAAGCGGATAAAACTATCCTTGAAAGTAATAAAAAAATCATAGCCCTAACTTCCGCCTCTTTTGATTTTGAGTATTGTCACACTATTTACCAAGATTGGCTATTAAAAGCCGCAGACAAAAAGAAAGCAGAAGGAAAAAGATATTTTACTGCAAAATTATCTTATTTATCTTTACCGAAAGAATTAGTCGAAGAAACTATTATTCAAGAAGCTAAATCTGGTGGCGAAAATACCCCATATTTCCAAAGAGAATATATGGCTAACTTTGTAAGCGGATCAGACGGGTTCTTTTCTATGAAGCATATGAGAGAATGCACGATTCCCGATGGAGACTTACCTTGTGTTCAGTTGTCCGGCGACCCAAAAGCAGAATATATTTTAGCAATTGATCCGTCTTTTTCCAGTGGGGCCAAGTCTGACTTTTTCGCTATGGGTGTTTGGATGTTAGACCAAGAAAAAAGAAGAATAACGCTTGTTAATAGTTATGCGATTGCTGGTGGAGATTTGAAAAATCACATAGCTTATTTGTATTATATTCTTAGATCTTTTAACATTGTTTTAGTTACTGCTGATTTACTTGGAGGTGGCGGAGAAAACTTTAACTTTATTGAAGCCGTTAATCAATCTCAGTTATTTACTATTTCAGGGTTACAATTAAAATTTGTAGAAGCCCAACTAAATGATTGTGGGGAAGATTATGCTGGCGAATTAAGAGCATTTAAAAGAAACTATAACCCAACGACTAAAACAATTTGTTATGCTCAAAAGTTTACAAACACTTGGGTAAGAAAAGCTAATGAATATCTTCAACATCAAATCCAAGCTAAAAAAGTTTGGTTTTCTAGCAAAGTTTGTAACCATTCAGAAGAATTTGAAAAAGTTTGTAAAAAAAAATTCCCGGAAGGCGTAAGAATTTATAATTCAGATGGAAAAGAATATACCGTTGTAGATTTTGTCGAAGATCAAGATTACTGGATCGAAGAGACGATGAATCAAATAGCTTTAATCGAACCAAGAAAAACCGCGTCAGGTAGCGTTACTTTTGATTTGGCTCCAGCCGTTAAAGCAATCAAGGGAGAAAATAGAGCTAGAAGAGATAACTATACAACAACCCTAATGGCATGTTGGGCGGCAAAGTTTTATTTTGATTATAAAGAAGGGTCAATTTTAAATAAATTCGATGGATTCAAACCGTTTTTTATAAATTAGTAAACAATATAGTGTAAAGTAAATAATATGGCAACTGGAACAAGGAAAAAAGCAACACAAGAAAATCTTAACCTACTAAAAGACAATAAAAGTTCGTGTTCTTTTATTGGCGAATCATTTGCTTCTGATTTTTCACAAAATAGAAAAATTCAACAAATAATTCAAGCTTCTGTTGACCAACCATCTAGATCAATAACGTCTAACAAACAAAAGCAAAAATATTCTTTATATGAAAATATAGAAAATATGCCGTCGCCTTATAATTTTAATAACAGTTCACATTCTGATGGCCAATTTATTGATATTAAAGAAATTGTAGAGTTATGTCAAAAAGCATACATTAATGTTCCTATTTTTAGAAATACAATTGACGTATTAACAGAATTTTCTAACACTAAAGTTTATTTTGAAGGCGGAACCAAAAAATCAAGAGACTTTTTCGATTATTGGTTTAATAATAAAATCTCTGGTTGGGACTTAACCGGACAATGGCTTCGAGAATGGTATCGATCTGGAAACGTAATTCTTTATAGATTTGACGGGGACGTATCCATAGAAGGCTTAAAGGATATTACAAAAGTATATGGAGCGGATGAAAAAATAGATTTAGATAAAATTTATAAACTTCCGACTAAATATTTAGTCGTTAATCCGGCAGACGTAAAAAGCCAAGGAGCATTAAACTTTTTTGATAACACTTATTATAAAACACTTACCGCCTATGAAGTCGCTTGCTTGAAAAATCCCAAGACAGAGCAGGTTCAAGATTTTTTTGATAATTTAGACCCAGACATTCAAAAAAGAATTAAAGGCGGCGAAGTTGTCTTAATTCCATTGGACCCAACTAAGACATATTGCTTCTTTCAGAAAAAACAAGATTACGAGCCCTTCGCTATCCCTCTTTTTTATGCGGTTTTGCCGGATATTGATTTAAAACTAGGATTCAAAAAAATAGAAAAGATAATTACAAGAACAGTAGAATACGTTATTCTTCATGTTAAAGTTGGAACAGAAGAGCTTCCTAATCCAGAGGGGATTAACGCTATTAACGAATTGTTTTCTAACGAAACGATTGGTAGATTATTAGTTACGGACGGGACAACGGAAATGAAATTTATTATTCCTGACGTTAATAAAGTGTTAGGTAAAGATAAATATCAACAAGTAAATGAAGATATCGCCGATGGACTTCAAAATATTTTCTTTGGAGATGAAAAGTTTTCCTCTACGTCTATTAAGATTAACGTGTTTATGGAAAGGCTTAAAGACGCACAAACGGCGTATTTAACTTATTTTTTGAATCCAGAAATAAAAAGAATTGCCAAAGAGCTTGGATTTAAGAGTTATCCGACCGCTAAAATGACTCATATTAACCTACAAGACAAGGTTAATTTAACTAGAGTTTATACTCGTTTGATGGAACTTAGTGTTCTCACCCCAGCGGAAGGATTAGAAGCTATTCAAACTGGAATTTTGCCAGATCCCGTCCAGTCCCTCGAAAATCAAAAAGAATATACAAGACAAAAAGAACAAGGGTTATATGTTCCCTTAACAAGTAATGCTCCGCCGATTGACGAAGAAAGTAATGTAACCCCAACTCCAAAAGGCCAACCGGGAAAAGGACGCCCACCGGGAAGCGGAGGAAACAAATTAAGTGGGCCTAGACAAGAAAGTCCGGTCGGAATTAGCAAATCAAGTTTTGCTTACGATTTAGACAAGATTAAAGATTTAATTATAAAAACATCTTCTGTAGAATCTTTAGCCGCGAAAGAATTAAGAAAAAAACATTCTATTAAAAAATTAACCCAAGAGCAAGAATCTGTAGCCAAGCAAATTTGTAAACTTGTTTACGCTAACGAAAAACCCGAAGAATGGGAAGGTAAAATTGAAGAATATATTAATAGTCCAAAACCAATCTCTGAATCAATCGCAGACGAGATTGATGAAATTAGAGAGTCCCATAACGATTGTTCTACATTTTTAGCTACAATGCTTTGGCATTCTAAAGTAAGCCAATAGCTATTATTATATTCGCTTATATTCATTTTAACTGTAATTAAGAGCATACCAAGGAATAAGGATGCCTAATTTTTCAGGAACAGTTAACATTGGCGTTAATACAAACGCCCAGCAAGTATTACCGCAACAGGTAACTCAAGGCTACAATTCTGTACAAAGGTATTTAAATAGAAACCCTCTTAGGATTAATGTTAATACTAGGGGGTTAAGTAGTTTACGAAACCTTAATAATCTCCCTCTTGGCAGAATTTCCGCACAAGCCTCTGAATTCGAGAAAAGTATGGGGGCCGCTACTGCCCGCGTTATTGCTTTCGGAGCCTCTGTAGGGGCGCTATATGCCATTCAGAGCGCGTTAAAATCAATAGTCTCTACTACTATTGAAGTAGAAAAAGGTTTTCAAAATATTCGAGTAGTTTTTAGTGCTACCGATAAGACATTTAAGCAATTTACTAACTCGTTATTTGACGTAGGAAAAGCAACAGCATCTTCAATTTCTGACGTTAGCAAGGCGGCGGAAGAATTCGCTCGCCAAGGTTTTACTATTCAAAGAACAGTTGAAAATACAGCCAATGCTATTACATTAAATAAAACCTCTGGGTTAGAATTAGCTAAAAGCATTCAAGTTTTAACTTCTGCTTATTTTACGTTCAATAAAGAAATAAGCAATACAACTCAAGTTACTGATAAACTTTTAAATGTTGATACTAAATTCGCCGTAAGCGCTAAAGATTTGGCCGAAGGGCTTTCGCGTGTTGGTAATACAGCCTCAAACGCCAAAGTGGGGTTTGACCAATTATTAGGTGCCATCACTGCCGTCCAACAAAAAACGCAACGAGGTGGAGCGGTTATTGGTAATGCGTTTAAGTCTATTTTTACTAGGGCGCAAAGTGAAAAAAACTTGTCGTTGATTGAAAGTTTAGGCGTATCTACTAAAACAGAAAGCAATGAGCTACGTCCAATTTTTGATACTCTTACTGATTTAGCTCAAAAATATAAAACAGTATCAGACGCCCAAAAAGTTTTTATCTCGACGCAAATTGCTGGTCGTTATCAAATTAACGTATTTGACGCTTTAATTAAAGATTTAGGTAGCTCTTATTCTGTATTCGCACAGGCGACAGACGTAGCGGGGAAGTCTAGCGGAGTAGCCGCGCAAAGATTAAAAGAATTAAACAAAACAACCGCTGCTCAAATTGAAATTCTTAAAACAAGTTTTTCTCAATTAGGCTCTAATATAGGTAATATCTCTATTGGTGGACAATCTAAATCATTTTTAAAAGAAATTACCAGTATTACCGATATAGTCGGCGGGGCATTAGCAAAGACCGGAACAGGGAACGAAGATACTGGTTCAAAAATTGCCGAAGGAATAGTTAAAGGAATTGGTAATTTCATCACTGGCCCCGGACTTATCTACCTTTCGGCAACTGTTCTTAAATTAACACTCTCGCTTGGAAAAAGCATAGGAGGGATTGGAAAAAGTTTACTTGGAACAAACTCGGCTATAGAAAAACAAGTAGGACTAAATGCCGCGATCAACTCTAGCTTACAAAGCGGTAATGCCTTTTATGTTGAAAGACTTAGATTGGCAAAAAGCGTCCTAGAGCAAGAACAAGCAATTGCAGGCCTTAATAGGTCGGGTCAATTTAGAGCTTTTTCACAAAGTCCAACTTCGGGATTATCTACGTCCCTAAGACAAGGTGGATTTAGCGCAAATAGTTCTGGTGGAATATCAAGACCGCTAAGTGCCAGCTTTGGCAGAAGCGGTTCAAGACCAATTCCTAACTTTGCTCAAAAACCAAAGAAACTAGGGGCAAAAGATTTTGATAATTTACGCGACCCAGATTTTAGTTTTAATAAAAAAGGAGAATTTGACCTTAATAATTTTTTTGGAAGTACTAGCGGCTTAGTACAAAATAAAAGCGCTAGAATCATTGGAATTGATACTTATATTCCCCAAACGGGAGGAGCACAAGAGGTATATAGAGATTTATTTAAAAAATTAAGAGAAAAAAAAGTAAACAGAGTAATCGGAGATTTAACTCCGCAAAATTCAGACCCCCGAGACCCTAAAGATCCAGTCAGTGTTTTAAAGTCTATTCTCCCTCAAATAACCAGAGGCAGATTAGGCTCTTCTAACAGTCTTGGTATAGGGGGTAAAGAATTTAAATTGGGCGGGGGGACACAATTTGACGAAGACTTATTAAAAGAAGCTCCCAAAATACTACGGCAATTAAAAAAAGATGGCAGCGATATTAGTTTTATAACTAATATTAATGACGCGATAGATAGAGAAAAAAGGGCTGGGGTCTCTAGTAATAAAATTAGAGTTGGCTTTGACCCAAGAGTAGGAGTTGGAGTTTATAACACCCTAGACGAACCCGGTGGATTAAGCCAAGGGGTAAACGCAGCTATCAAAAAAGGGAAAAATCCTAAAACCCACGGCATTATCCCCAACTTTGCTTCTGCTACGGAAAAAAGATACGTTGAATCGACAAGGGCAGAAATAAAAAGGTCTAATTCTTTATTTGATATTGATTCAAGAACGCAAACTGGCGGAAGAGGATTAGCCGGATATGAAAAAAAGGTTTTATACGAAAAAAACAGAGATGAAGTATTAGCTCAAATTAATAGTGACTTTAAAAAGTTTAATCAATTAAAAAAATCAAATGATCCAAAGGTCAAGGCTTTTACCAGAACTGTAGAACGTGAAATTACCAAAAAAGGCGAGGCGGTCCAAAGTCAAATTCTAACTAAAAATTTCAATAACGCCACCGACTCTTTAAGCTCAAGAAAACCTGGATTTGGGTTATTTGGAAGTATAGATAAAGGGGTAAATAAAGATGTATTTAATTCTTTATCTCAATTTGATCGTAGGTTTGCCTCTGGTAGCGACAAAGATAAATTAAAGCTATTAAATCCAGAACAAAGACAAAATTTACAAGGAACAAAAGCATTTTATCAAGAAAGGAGAAACGAAAAATTAGGTCAAGTCGGTTTTGGACTTTCCTTTGCCGCTCCACTTTTAGCGGCTGGATTACAAACTGCCGCAGGAGAAGATACTAGCTCTACAGGGACAGGGCTAAGGACCGGAGCAGGAGCAGCGAGTGGGTTAGGCGCAGCTGGAGCATTATCATATCTTCTTCCGGGCAAATTAAAACTCCCCGTCTTAGCTCTTGGAACATTAGCGGGAGGATATAGCGCATTTAAGGGGGATAAAGGATTTAAAGAGCAAATAGGTAGAAAAAAACAACTCGAATCTGTTCAATCCGCCGCAGTCCAAGAAGATTTAGGCAGACAATATTTGTTTGGTTTAGCCCAACAAGAAGATTTAAAATCTGAAGGGGCTTCAGAATATCGTTTGTACGAAGGTCGAGAGCAATTAAGCAAAATTTTCTCCGGCGGCGGAACTAAAGCAGACCCCGGCATAAATAATAAAGCCGTTCTTGATATTATTAGAAAAACAGAAGGTCAAAGTTTTAAAAAAAGAGAACAACAAATTGGCAAAGTATTAAAAGAAGAAGAAAGAAAAAATACCATCGAGGCGGCTAAGGTAAGTACCGAAGATTTCTTTACAAGCAATGACAATAAAAATCTAGGGTTTTTTGACAGCCAAATTGGAAAAGACCCGTCAAAGGGAAATTTTAAAAGCAGAGATGCGCTAAAAAATGTATTTACAAACTCAGCATTTCAAGACAAACCAGATGAAAAATTATTAGAATCATTGCGGGAAAAGTTAGAATCTAAAACCCTAAGTGACAATGAAAAATATAATTTAGTAAAACCAGACCTTAAGAAAATTTACGCCGACCCAGTAGCTCAAAAAATAGTAGAAGGATTAGAAAGTATTACGCCAAGCAAGGACGAGTTTAAAGCAATCGTAGAGGGGTTAACTACAGCCGTAGTAAAGGCTCAACTTATTGCTGCTGAAAATTTAGCCACACCTAAATTCAACTCAGGAAATTTAACAAAAAGATTAGGAGGGATAGACGGATTTTTGAATGGAGATCGATTTGATTCAACTAAAATTTCCCAAGGGTTCGGGCAAACCTCTAGAGTAACAAATTACGATAGATCAGCTAATGGATTAAGAAAGACAATAGGGGTAAATGCTACAGATCAAGGCAGAAGAGATTTATTATCTTCTACCGGAAAAAAGCAAGGAAATCTTTATAAATCTTTGGTTGACTCTGGTTTGTATAGCGACAAACAGGCGGATAATATTCTCGGACCAAAAGGAGCCAAAAATATAGAAGATGGTATAAACGCTAAACAAACTAACCAATATTTAGATCTTGCTAAAGGAAGATTAAATGGTAATCCAGATTTAGCTAACTTTGCTCCAAATCAATATAATAGAGCTAAAAACGCATTAGACAAGGGCGATGTGTCTGGAGCCTTTGATGCTATCAAAGACGTTAAGTTTAAAGATCCGGGAAGACAGCAGGATTTAGGGGAAACCCAAAGATTTCTTAAGGCAACGGCGGACAATATTGGGTCAACAAGAGATTCGGCAAAAACGCAAATTGATTTATTAATTAATATTGCCGAAAATACAAAACAAATGGCAGATGACGACACTGGCGATACGTTGCCTGAAACCGAAGGGTCATTAGCTCGCGGACATATTCCAGAAAGAAACGCAATAGCCAGAGGAATCGGCGGGGCGAAATCTTATGATCGTCCTTATACTTTGAATAGCGGACTAGGCAGAATGTCTGTTAATACTGGTGAAAAAGTTGTTCCTAATTTTATGGGAAGCGGACAAACAGGGGTTTTAAATAGAAGTCAACAAAAAATGGTTCCTAATTTCGCTGCCACAACAGGTTTAACTGTAGACGGAGCCAGAAGAATGAGAAGAAGCGAAGTAGAGGATACAATAAAACGCCATCCGCAGCTGAAAGATGCTCGCGGCTTTGCCAGAGCAGGCGAATACTATGTTAAACCCGGGCTATCAAAAATAGCACAAAGGGGGACCACCGCTCATGAATTAACTCACGCTAGGATGGCAAAATATATGGGCGGAAATGTGAAAACTGGATACACAGGATTCGCG